CCCATTGGCTTATAGAGCAGTACACCCCCGGGGTGCCCCTGGTATAGTTATAAACCTTGTGACAGGATTACTGCAATTTTTAAGAAGAGGGTAACAAGTTAACTGCATTATAACAGAGAAAACAGAGTAGATTAGAGCCAACGAGTAAGTAGAAGTAAGTTTAAGTAAGTTTCACCAGAAACAGGTGTTTTCATAAACCATTGCAGCACAACAACTGAGTTAACATTGCTCACCCTATGGTAAAGAATTATTAGGAGGCGGATATGACAGATGACGAGAGAAGAAAGAGTATACAAGCAGACAGGCTTAATAATCAATTAGAAATCATACAGAATCTGATTAAGATACTAACTATCGATGTAGAGATTTTAATAAATGCGGTAAAATTAATAATATTACCGTTATATATTGCACTTGGAGTATATTTAGTAAAAGCTGCATGGAGTATTCTTTAATGATAGACAAAAAGTGCGCACAATGCTCAAAGCTTTGTAAACAAACTCAATCAGTAGAATGGTGTCATATGTTTATCTTAGACCCTAATGCTAAAATACCCTTAAATCTTGCGAGGATGCATCCTAAGCCACTTAAACAGAATAAACGTAAGAAGCTACCATTAAGTAGAAAACATGCTTAGAAAGCCTCTAAGAGGCTAACAAAGAAATATTTAGCTTGTGGGAGAAGATGAAACAAATACAATGTGCATATCCAGCAGACATACGCTTAGTTAAGAAGAATGGTGAAATCTTCTTAGAAAAGCAATGCTTAGCTACTTACGAAAGAGAACATAAGGATTATGGAAAAGTTAAATCATATAGATTTGAATGGATATCATGTGAAGAGAAGATTATAAAATGAAAAGTGACTTCTCACATAAGATAGGTTTATATAAGAAATACATTAACAAGTATGAATCTAACGATCTAGCTAAAAGACTTGGTTTAAAGAAATGGGAAAATGCCTACATTAGAGAAAAACTTATCAGCGAAGGATTTATTCAAAGAGACTCTTGAGAAAGACTTTGAAAAGTTCATTCTATTTGTATTTGGGGATTATATAACAGGACACATTCCTAAGTTTCATACTGATATATATAATTTACTACAAACAGAGTCAAGATTATGCCTAGCTGCCCCTAGAGGATTTGCTAAAAGCATGATTTGCTCCGTATTCTATCCTACATGGCTTGCTGCTTTCAAGAAGAAGAAAGATATTTGTATTATCTCTGCCTCAGAGAACCTTGCTACTGATTTATTACGTAAGATTAAAGTATGCATAGAATCTGATGAGAAATTTATAGACTTATTTGGAGACATGCGTTCAAGTAAGTGGACAGAGTCACATATTATCCTATCCAATGGTGTTTCAATTAGAGCCAAAGGTGCTGGTGGACAAATTAGAGGTTTTAGACCTGATGTATTAGTTTTAGACGATATAGAAACTGACGAGTCTGTGCAAAGTGAAGACCAGCGTAAGAAGCTAAAGAATTGGCTTTTTAAAGCTTGTTTGAACACACTATTACCAGGCGGTCAGTTCATTCTAGTAGGGACTATTATTCATTTCTTATCCGTATTAAATGATTTATTAGAATCTCCTAACAAATGGACAAAGAGAAGACTCACAGCATACGTAGATGGCGTAGAAGAAGAAGGTCATGAGCTATGGGCAGAGAGCAGACCACATGCTTGGCTACAGGAACGTAAAGCAGAGATTGGTTCTTTTGCTTTCGCCTCAGAGTTTATGAACAATCCTATGGCTGATGGTTCAGCTCCTATCAAGAGTGAACAAATAAGATATTGGACAGAGCTACCTAAACAATACTCTGGAGTAATCAGCGTAGACCCTGCTTATTCAGAAGATGAGAAAGCAGATTGGAAGACAGCCAGCTTAATTTTAATAGACCAGAACAACAATCGCTACTTATCACACTATACTCGTACTCATGCACCACAGGGAGAGTTTATTGATTCAATTTTAAACATGTACGAACAAAACCGTGGAGTTGTTACCTCCATTGGTATTCCAAACTCAGGAGTAGAGAAATCATTCTACCAATCAGTTTTAAAAAGAGCAGAAGAAAGAAAGATATATGCTCCGTTTCAAGAACTTAAAAATACATTCATTACAAACACGGGTGCTAAAGCGACTAATAAGAAGATGCGAATTATTGCTGCCTTACAACCTTTGTTCGAACAAGGTAGATATTATATTAATGAAAATCATTTCGAGGCTAGAGATGAGCTATTAACCATTGGTGCTTCAAGACATGATGATCTTGTAGATACTTTGGCATATGCAGAACAAATTATAACTCCATTCTATGAAGAGAAAGAATTTGATACAGGAAGATATGGAGAAAAACTTGAGAGTGAAAAACAATTCACTGGAAACAATTACGGATACTAAAGGATAAAAAATGGCTAAAAAAGGATCATGTGGCGGAACACCAAGAGTAGGTAAAGTGGGAGACCCTAAACCAAGAAGAAGGGGCGGACGAGGTAGGAGAAAATAATGGCAACAAAATATTACAAGCAAGAAACACAGCCAGCAGAATACATGGTGTCTCAAACACCTAATGATGAAGAGTTAGCAGACAAGATACAAGGTTGGAAAGAAGATGTAGACGGTTGGGTTTCTACTTGGGAAACATCTCAAGAGAAGTGGCATAAAATGCGTATGAGAATCAAGAAGAATAAAACCTTCCCATTCTCAGGCTGTGCCAATCTTCGTATGCCTACGATTGAAACAAAGCTAAGAAAGCTTAAAGCTGGACTGACGAACGTTCTATTAGGAATTAGACCTATAGTTCAGGTCACTCCATCTCCTTCAGGTAATTGGCAATCAGCTAAAAAGATAGAAAAGTTCTTAGACCATCTTTGTATGAATGTTATGAAGATTAGGAACAAGCTAATTATTGCTATTGACCAAACTTTAGAAAAAGGTTTTTATATATTAAAACCATATTGGAAGATAGAAATTACAACAAGGCAAGAAAAGCTATGCTTAGATGATATTTCAGTTGAAGAAGCACAATGGATATTCGACCCTAGCAGACAGCCAGAAGAAGTAGCACAAGCAGTTATTCAAAAGTTTAGTGTAGACATGAGTGAAAGAATTGCTAAAGAAAATATGGAGGCAGTCTTAGAAGGTGTTGAGAAAATCTTATCTGGTAAAGATGAGATAATGATTGATGTTCAAGATGTAGTTTGCGACCATCCAGATATTGCTTTATGCGAGCCTGAAAGAATTTATGTTCCAACGACAAGTGGATACAATCCACAAGAGTGCGATTATATTATTCACGAGTTCTTAATGCCTCTTGAGCAAGTTAAAAATAATGCTGAATTAAAAGGTTGGAATAAGTTAGCAGCAGATGAAATTGAAATGAAATCATCTATTGACTTAAAAGATAAGAATATAGATTCGATTAAAGACCAGAGAGAAGGAATTGAAAGATTACAGTCTGGTGACCAGTTAGTTAGAATCTGGGAATGCTATTGTAATTACGATATTAACAATGATGGAAAGAAAGAAAAATGTGTTGTCACTATGGCAGCAGATTTTAAGAAAGTCTTAAGAAAGATTACCCTTCCATTCTTCTCAGGTAAAGTTCCATTTATTAAATTCTTCTATGAACTAACAGATGATAGATGGTTTGCTCATCGAGGCATTCCAGAGTTAATTGAAGACATTGTTAAAGAAATAGACATCACTCATATGCAGAAGTTAGACTATCAAACGATGGCTAACTCTCCTATGTTTTTATATAGAGCAGGACAGGTAGGAAAGAATACAACGCAGTTTATGTTTGGACAAGGAATTCCAGTTCATGGTATGCAACCATTAGGTGATACGTTTACAACTATCAATAAGCAAAATCCTAATGTTGAATATTCTTATGAACGAGAGCAGATGCTATTAGAGACTAAGGTTGAAGAACTTATTGGACAGGTAGACTATTCACTTCAGTCTATGATTAATAAGCGTCAACCTAGAACTGCTAGTGAAGTTGGAATGCAACAACAATCTATGGCACAGATATTTGCTCTTGACGCAGATATGCTTAGAGAACAGTTTGGCGAATTGGTTAATTTCATATATGACCTATGGTGTCAGTATGGAGATGATAATTATGAATTTATGTACTTTGGAAAAAGCTTACAAAAAGGAGAGAAGATTAAACTCACCAAAGAAGAGCTGCAAGGTAAGTATGTGATTACCATTCGTGGAAACGATCAAAACACGAATCCCCAGATCAGACTCCAAAAAGCCCAGATGATTCTACAAGATACTTACCAAGCTCTTCAAATGGGACTTGTATCCCCGCAAGCAGTAAATAATGCTCGACAGAGAGCAATGCAAGAGATGGACATAGACGGAGTAGAAGAATTTATGATTCCACCAGAACCTCAACCACAGAAGGCAGACGTGAGAGTTAATGCTAAAGATTTAACAGATGGTGAAATGGCTCAAGTCGTTTCAAGCATGGGTTTAAAACCAGACATTAAAGGTAGAGAATTAAACGAAGAGAACCGAACAAGCGAGCTAGAGTTTGACCAACTAGCAGAGGTAGCCAAGCTACAGAAATAGAGAGGGCAAAATGAATAAGTATTGGGAAGAACAAAAGAAGAAGTATTACTCAGAAGTAACAGAAGACCAAGTTGTTTCAAGAATCAAAGAATGTCAGTTTGTAGTTGAGAAGTTAGAGAAGGATACGTTATGGCAGACAGTCTTAAAAGATGCTAATAATTGGATTGTTAATATTGATGGAAACTGGCAAGATCAATATGAAATTGATAAGTTAAATCAAATGAGAGTCGTTAAGCTTGCAGCCAACCAGATTAGAAATATGAAACAAGGATATGTTCAAGAATGGAAAATGGCACAAGAAGAGCTTGATAGACGCAGAGACCCAGAGGCAGTAGAAAAGGATTACGATGCAACCTGATAGACAATTACCACCACATGTTATAGCAGCATATACATTATTTGCAGAAGCAGATAAATCAAGCATGAATAATTTTGAATCAGATGCTACAGGTATAGCAAATGTTATTAAGAATAGAACTTTAAACCCAGATAGATTTGGTGCTGATGTTTATGATGTAGTATCATCTCCAGACCAGTTCACAGGATATGGTGGAAAAGAGTTTATGAAAGCTGCTTCAGGAAACATGACAGATGACGAAGCTAAGTTCTTAAAGAAAGCTTTTCAGATAACTTCTGGAGTTGAACGAGGAGTTATTGAAGATAACACTGGAGGAGCAGATCATTACTATAATGATAAGATAGCTAAACCTGCTTGGGGAGGATTAGATACACCTGAGAAAGTTAAGCAGTGGGAAATGTATTATCCAGAAACTAAAAGAACTTCTGGACATAAATTTTCTAAGGAAACACTTAGAAAGAAATAGTAGCGAGGGCATAATTAGGAAGGCGTAACCCACAGTCTGGGTAAACAGCATAAAGGAGAAGTACATATGAATGAAGATGAAAAAGCAGTATTAGGAGCGATTACTGGTTCGCAGGAACCTGCTACCGAAGCACCAGTCGAGGATGTAAAGGAAGTCGTCCAACCTGAACAGGAAGCTCAACCTCAAATAGAGCAAACCGCTGAAGTTGAATCAACAACACCAGCCCTGGAGTCTGGTATCACTCCTGTTGAAGAAGTTGATGATATGGGTGTTCCATTTAAGAATCGTTATATGGAAGCCGAGCGGAAAAGAGCAAAGCTAGAGGATAAGATTGATAAATTAGTCGAACTCCAAAGCAAAGCTCAACAGCCAAAACAGCAGTACACACTTGAACAACTCGAACAGTTTTCAGAAACAACTGAAGACCCTGGACACCGTACTTGGGCAAAGAGCGAGATTCGCAGAATGCAAAAGGACGAACAAAAGGGAATGATTCAGAGTATTCTGGAAGAAAAAGAGAAGTCCCAGCGTGTAGAGCAATTAAGACAGCAGACTGCCCAGAGAGTAATCAACAACAATCCAGAGCTTGTCATTAAAGACAAAAGCGGCAATTTTGTTGACTGGAATGCAAAAAGTCCACTGTTACAAAGGATAAATCTTTATATGAAAGACCCAGAGATTTCAAGAAACCCTAGAGGTTTAGAAGTTGCTGAGGCGATGGCATTTAGAGATTTAGCTAGAGCTAAGAACCCTGCTGTTGCACAAAAGTTGGATAAACAGAGCAAAGAGATTAAGAGTTTACAAAAACAGACTCTTATCGAAGGTTCTGGTAGTGCATCAAGTGCACCTACAAGTCCTACTATGGCTGCGATTGAAAAAGGAAAATCAGGTAAAGTTCAAGATAATACTGATGCGATGAAGAGTATTCTTGGTCGTTCAGGTATTATGAAGTAATATAGAAAGGTTTCAAAATGTCAGCAGTAGCATATTCATTCGAAGACAATGCAGTACGTGAAGATTTACTGAACGTATTGACGAACCTTTCACCTACCGATACCCAGCTTGTCACTGGTCTAGGCACGTCAAGTGCTCTAGCTCAGAGGCATGAATGGCTGACAGACACATTATCAGCAGTTAAGACTAACGCTTACGCTGAAGGTGCTGACGCTTCTTATCCAACAATTACTAACCCTTCAAGGTTAATTAATTATACGCAGATTATGCGTCAAGGATATTCAGTATCAGATACAGAAAGAGCAGTTAATACTGCAGCTTTCAATGACCGTCTAGCCTATGAAGCAACAAAAGCTTTAAAGATGTTGAAAAACGATATGGAATACGCAGTAATGCGTGGTTCATTAGCTTGCGGTGCTGCTGCGGTAACAGGGCAGTTGAGAGGTATTAAAAATTGGTTGTCTCTAGTGACATCTCAATCAGGAATTTCATTAAGTGAAAGTATTCTTAATGATTATTTACAAGATGTTTGGGATAATGGAACAGAAGTAAACGCAGTATATGCACCAATGTATATTAAGCGTAAGATTTCTGCTTTCACATCTGGAGCAACAAAGAATTTCGAACAATCAGATCGTAGACTTATTAATGCGATTGATATCTATGAGGCTGATGCAGCAAAGGTTGTAAAACTATTTGCTCATCGTCACGTTACGGTTAGTGGTGACACTAATTACGATATCGTTGGTATTAATGAGGACTTGTTCAAGGTAGCTTATTTACGTAAGCCATTGAGCAGACCACTTGCAAAAGTTGGTGACGCTGAAAGAGCTGAAGTTCTTACAGAAATGACTTTAGAATGTCTTCACCAGTATGGTGGATTCGTTGGACAAGCTCATCTGTAATTAATACAAGTATGGGGTGGGTTAATTCTCACCCCTTACTCTTAAAGGAGAGCAATGGCGTTTGTAAGAAGTTCAAACAAGATGGATGCAATAAAAGCATATTTAAATACTTGGCTTAAAGATGAGACCATGTATTGCAATTATTGCGGTGTAGACTATATGCCTCATATTGTAGATACAGGTGAGGGAACTTATAATCAACTTTGTTGTGAGAATCCACAGATAGGTAGAAATATAGACCACACTAAAGGAGTAATCAAGCAGAACAAAGAGACAACAAAGAACTTATCTAAAGATACAGGGGCGATGAAGAATGGTGCAATGAGATTAGGATTATCATTACCACCAAGACTCTACACAGATTTAAAGAAATATTTTGAAGGTTATGGAGAGAAGTTCTTAGACACACCTACAGAGTTACATCAATTTATGAGAGAGTTCAAACAATTTACCATACCAAAATCAATATAGGAGAGGGCAATGAGCATAGCATTACATATTATTTGTAAAGATGAAATAGAGATTATTGATAGATTAATCAAAACTTATCACACATATTTTGATTCTATCGATGTTGCTGTAGACGACAAGAAAGCATTTGAAGAGATTTCAAACATTAAACATCCCAAACTAAATGCTTATCATTACGAATGGGATGAGTATGAGAAAGAAATAGGGTTTCCTAAGTTTGATAAGAAGAGAAACTTTCTAGCAGAGAGATGTGAATGCGATTGGTATTTTAGATTAGATACAGATGATGAGATTAGCCAGCCAGAACTGATTAAAGGTATTGTAGATAAAGCAGATAATAGTAAAGCAGATTTAATATGTTGCTATTACGATTATGCACGAGATGCAGATGGTAATACGCACGCAGCACATAACAGAGAAACAATCATTAGGAATAATGGAGCATACTATTGGAATAAACATATCCATGAAAACCTCTTACCTGTTAGCGGAAAACCCAATGCTGTCATAGAAAAGTCTTTAAGAATTATTCATCACTTAGATGATGCACACGCAATAGCGTCAAGAGATAGAAACTTAAAGTTCTTGTTTAAAGAATACGAAGATACGAAAGATAACCCAGACCCACGCACTCTAGCATACCTTGGAAGAATGCTCTACCCAATGGGTAAGTTGAAAGAAGCTAAAGCGTTTTTAGAGGAACACATTGCTAAGTCAGGCTGGGATGAAGATAGATGTATGAGCTGGTGTATGTTAGCAGATATCATGCTTGATACCGATAACATATTACAAGCGATAGCTTGTTGCAATGAAGCATTACAAGAAAGACCTGATTTCCCAGACGGATACCTTAAGATGCACTGGATATTCTATAAAGCTGGTAAATGGGAGAAAGCTATTCATTGGGGTAAGTTAGGACTAGCTCTTAAAAGACCGAAGACATTTATGCTTATTGATGAGGCTGCTAGTACATGGAGACCAGCTATATCAATGGCACACGCATATCTAATGAGCAATAAGGTTACAGAGGCTAAAGAGTTCTTCGACATAGCTGAAAAATATGCTCCTACATTAGAATGGGTAAAACAGAATAAAAAGCTATTTGAAGATGCTGTATTACATAAAGCATTTTTAGATAAGTTTATGTGGATGTTAGAGTTCAACAAGATTAAAGGTAAAGAACAAGTAGAGCCTATGTTCAATATTATTCCACCTGAACTACAGAAACATGAATTATTAGTTAAGCTAAAACATAGATATACAGAGCCAAGAATATGGGACGAGAAAGAAGTTGCAATATTCTGTGGACAATCTTGGGAAGAGTGGTCAGCTCCATCAGTTCTAAAAGGTATTGGAGGCAGCGAAGAAGCTGTTATTTATAATGCTAAAGAATTAACAAAGCTAGGTTACAAGGTGACAGTATTTTGTAATTGCGGAGAGATGGAAGGTGAGTTCGAGGGCGTAACATACAAGCAGTTCTTCGAGTTTAACCCATTCGATTTATATAATATTGTTATCGCATGGAGAGGAAACATCTTTGGAGATATAAAAGCCAAGAGAAGAATTATTTGGTTACACGATGTTCCTATAGAAGGATTACTTAAAAAAGAGGAAGTTCATACCTATGATAAAATTATGGTGCTTTCTGAGTATCATAAGTCTTTACTCCCTGATTATATACCTGAACACAAAATATCGCTAACGACAAACGGTATTAACTTAAAAGACTTTGAACTTAAGAAAGAGCCCTCTCGTAATTTGAAGAGGCTTATATACACCTCAAGCTATGATAGGGGTATTCAGAACCTATTAGAAGTTTGGGAAGATGTTAGAAAAGAAGTACCAGACGCTGAATTACATTTATTCTATGGGTGGGATTGTTACGACCAGATGATGAACAAAGGTCACCGATCACCAGACTTTAAAAAGTATATGCAGAAGTTAATGCAGCAACCTGGAATATTTGAGCATGGAAGAGTTAGCCATAAGCAGTTGATTAAAGAGTTCTACAAATCAGGTGTCTATGTTTATCCATCACACTTCTGTGAGATTTCATGTATCAGTGCTATGAAGGCTCAAGCGTGTGGATGTGTTCCATTAGTGTTTAACTATGCTGCCCTTGAAGAGACTGTAAAGGCTGGTGTGAAGTTAAACGGTATTGGTAATAATAAAGAAAACATGATTGAGTATAAATACGAGTTAATAAAACTTCTAAAAGATTCAGTGTATCAAGAAGAACTGAGAAAAGAAGTTCTTAAACATAAAGAAGAGTTTGGTTGGGATAAAGTAGCTAAACAATGGAAAGATGATATATTCTCCTTAGAGAGAAATGA